CCAAGTCTAGTGCAGTTCCAATGTTGAGCGGTTCGGATGTTCTCTTGAATCCCATAACCTATTATGATAGGTACCTAGTTTATAGTATATGTTCCACCCTAGTCTTGAACATCGATACTACTGTCGTAGTGTTTTAGGGGCGTAGTCCCCTGAATCGATACGGTTTTCCTAGAAAGTCCAGTTAGTTATTTAACTAAAGTCCACCTCGGAGATACTAATGTGCGTAGTTTGCAATACATGTTTTGAGGTTTGGAAGTGTCGAAATGCAATGGTTATGGTCACGAATGTGTCCAGATCGCCAAGAGTTGAGGTCAATTGTGCCATAAATATGTCAATTGTCTCACAATGTCGGAGGTGTCAAGGATGATTCAAGTCGATAAAAACGGATGGATAAACCCAACATGCCCTTATTGTGAGTGTGTTATGGAGTTCAATTACCATCGGTGGACTCAATCCTCGTTTCCTGAGCCTGATTTGAACCTATATTGTCGTCGTTGTCACTATGCAGTTAAGATTCAACCTGCAACAACAACCAATGAACTTGAACGAACACCGACAAAAATTACCAGGTACAATCAATCTGTATTTGACCAAGATAACCAGGAGGAAGAAGAATGACCGACAAATCACTCAAAACCTTCAATCTGCGTCGTACGACGATTAACATTGTTCGAACAAAACCGAATCAAAGTGAGTTTGTTGATCGAGCCATCAACAGATTACACAATCAGATGGATGATTTTCTCCTTCGTGATGTGCCAACAGAAGAAATGTTGAGGCATCTGCTCGTTAGAGCAGGCTGTCCTATCCACATCAAGGCTGTTATTCGAGATTATCTCGAACAAAGTTAGAACCAGGACCAAGCCATCATCAGATAAGTGAGCGAAGTCGATCCAGCAACTGCAATAAGAGTAGCAGTTGAGACAAGAAAGTTCAATTTCATGAGTCCCTCGAGATTCGATTCCTTTTCTTGGCGGCGCTCCTCACGTCGCATGAGCCATTCTGCAAATCGTTGAGTTCGAGATCCACCTGCAGGTGAAACAGTTTCAGTTTTCGTTTCAGTTTCTTCGGTCATTTCTTTCCACCTCGCTTAGCCATTCGGTGCGCTTCACGAACTGCGGATTTGAAACCGCCTTTCTTCCACTTACCTGACTTGAGTTTGTATCGCTTTTGCACCTTTTTGAACGCAGCCTTGTATTTGCGTTGGTATGCAGTAGAGCGTTTCTTTGGTTTTGATTCTGCAGCTGCGCCCTGGTCTTTGAGCATCTGCAGTATTGGAGCCATCTCAGGGTTCATGATTGCCATCATTTGCATTAGTAATTCTTGTTGATCCATATCATCTACTCCTGGTTCTTCGTGCGACTTCCATTCCTGCGGCAATACTGAGGGCGGTTACTCTCAATTGAGGGTTGAATGTAGTTGCAGCGACAAGAAGGGCGGCATTGCGTAGCCGTGTGTCCCCCTTACGAGAGCAACCGCCTTTTGAGCAATCTTTGTCATGTGCCTGGCACGCTTTGTCCAGGGCATCAATTGGAGTGACCTCATCGTAGAGATCGTAATCCTCAGCAGGTATGTTACGACCATGAGTCCAATTGGGGCCACAGTAGCGACCATGTATCTTGACCATGTGTCAACCTCATTGGTTGATTTCTTCGGTAACTAGAGCAGCGTATGTGTCAGCATCAGCCTTAGCACGGTAACCAGTTACACGGACGTACACTTTGCGGTTGGCTGCGCCACCTGCAGAGGTGGTAAATGAGCCAGCCAATACCATGTTAGGAGTAGCAACGATTCCAAGGTAGTCTGCAGGTTGCCCAGTGCTTGACTCCTGTGGATGGAAGGACTCTTGGAAGACTGCTGCGGTTGCAGTAGCTTCAACATCTCGTCGAATGTTGCCAATGCAGTTAGGCGAGTCGATGCCAAGTACGTTTTCACTGGTCTTGTTGACACTGGCGAGAAGAATGGATGTACCAGGTGCAGCAGGTACAGGCAATGCTTCATTATCCATTTGGATGTCTGTCACAATGAATACTTCACGATCTAGTGAAGAAAGTGGTAGAGTGACAGACTTGGAAGCGGCTGTGCCATCAACCAAGTCTAGTGCAGTTCCAATGTTGAGCGGTTCGGATGTTCTCTTGAATCCCATAACCTATTATGATAGGTACCTAGTTTATAGTATATGTTCCACCCTAGTCTTGAACATCGATACTACTG